GGCTCAAATAAGTATTTACGTAAATTATCTCCAAAATCTGGAAGATATAAACGCTCACCCTTATTAGTTAAGATTAAATGAAGTAAATCTGCCTTAATTGCCTTAGTATCTGTAGTATTAAGGTCTAGGAAGAATCCTTTTGGGCTATCCTTGAATGGATAATTGATATTTATACTTTTATTAGCCATGTTTATTTTTTGTTAATGAATTTCTTATATATGAAAACATAAAATAAAAATCCTCCTATTGCTGTAAATCCTATTATTTGTCCTATTAAATATGCCGTCATAATGTTAAGTTTAATAATAAATATCTCTAAGTAGAGTTTTAACCAAAAAAAAAGGTAAACATTATTTACCTTTTTTAATAATTTTCGAAATGTCATATACAATTCTAACTTTATCTCCATTTAAATTTAATATGGGGAAACATGCACATAATACACCATTTTCAGTACCCTTTTTAATATTATATGTATTTCTCTTATATTGAATATCATCAACATATAATTTCTTATTGTTTAAATTTTTTCTAACCCTATTGTCCCAAGCATTAAAATAAATTTTATCTTTAGTCTTTTTTAATTTTATAATTAAATGACCAGACTTATTAAACCTAGCTTTAAATTTAGTATTATTTATTATTAATATCATCATTTGTTAATTTAACATTACCTTTTACTCTTGGTTTTGTATATGGACAGTTGCTACACCCTAATGCACAGCAACTACCCATTTTTAATAATTGTTCTCTACTTATCTTATCCACACTTTGAACTACCGCAAATTTTACATCTAGAACAACCCTCTTCATAAATCATACTATCCTTTGCTCCACAATCTCCACATTTTTTATGGGAAGTTGTACCGTCTTCGATATATCTCTTAAGCGTTCTTGCGATTACTTTAGTAAATGAAGTAATATCACCTTTACCATTATTACACATTTCAACTCCGTACTTCACATGCATACCATGTCTCAATGCCCCAGATAACGCTCTAGTGAACATTTCTTCTTCATCTGACATTCCTGTATTAAGGTTATCATGAATCATTTCTTGGTTACCTCTTGTTACAAGGCTATAATGCCCAGATTTAACCTTTTTATTGATTGCTTCAGTATATCCTTTACCAATTTCTTTATCCGTAGCAAATACCTCATAAACCTTACCTTGTAATAATCCGATAATTACAGTATATGTTATACCTTTAACTTTAGGATGGAAAATCTCACATTCTAAATCTTTAGGTCTCTTAGGTGCATCATTGTAAGAAATTTCATTCTCGTCAACTTCATCACTTTTAGTTACCAATACACCACTTCTACAACCATCACGATAAATCGTCACACCTTTAAGGTTTTTCTCCCATGATTTGATGTAAATTTCAGATACTTCTTCTTTTGTTACATCACTAGGTAAGTTAATTGTTGAACTAATTGAGTGAGTCGTATATTTCTGAATAATAGACTGAATTTCAACTCTATTTATCCAATTGATATCATTTGCACTACTATTAGAATAAGGATTCTTATTATTTGAAATAAACTCTTCAACTAATTTAACTAAATGCTCTTCTCCATCTTTATTTTTACAACCTAAATCATAAAGATTAATTATTTCTTTACTTAAGTTATTGACTCTAATATAATCCATAAGACCCTTATGAGTCACAGAGAATTCTTGCCATTGGTCACCATTTTCATCAGTAAAATCAACTCTTACTCCTTCATCTTGTGGGTTAAGTTTTTTACGTCTAAGGTATGGATATACTGAGAATACTGGTTCTAAACCTGATGATGTTTGAGTAAGAATACTAACGCTACCAGTTGGTGCTACTGTTGACCATGATACATTTCTTCTACCACAATAAATCATTCTCTCATATTGAGGTTTGAATGACTTTTTAATGAATTTAAAGAAATCATTAGTTCCTACACCATCAGAATATTCAATTGCGTGGTCATATCCATCAAAAGCACCTCTTAACATTGCTAAATCAATAGTACAATCTAATTCACCTTTCATTTTTATTTTCATCACTCCATCAATGATTTTCATACCTTCTTCCGAATCGTAATCAACTCCCATCGCTGCAATCATATCACCTAATCCAGTAAATCCACATCCAGTTCTTCTACCTGAAGCTGCAACTTTACGAATTCTAGCCCAAAGATTTCTTTCAGTAACTTTAGTTTCCTCAGTTTCTGGGTCTGAATCTATTTTTGCTAAAATCTTATCGATTTTCTCTAACTCTAATTCAACTAAGTTATCAGCTAATCTTTGTTGTTCGTAAGAAATCTCATATAACTTATCATAATTAATAGACGCTCTATTAGTAAAACGATTATCTACAAATGAATATAGGTTCAATGCCATAAGTCTACACGCATCATACGGTTGCATAAATATCTCACCACAAGGGTTTGTAGTTATACCTCTATATTGTGCGTAAGCCCCATCTGGACTATAATTCCAATGTCTATCAATGAATATCTGACCAGGTTCTGCGTTGTCCCAAGCGTTTAAGATAATTAAATCATAAAGTTCTTTTGCTTTAATTTTTTTAATCCAATCATCACCGTCTTGTATTAACACGTCATATTGTAATGAATCAAAATCGTAATCCTCATTTATTTCAGTATCAATAGGATATCTCATAATATAATCTCCATCCTTTTTTACTGCCTCCATAAAGTCATCTCTCAATGAAACTGATATGTTTGCACCTGTAACTTTGGTCCTATCGTTTTTAATGGTTACAAAGTCTGCTACATCAGGGTGTCTAACGTCAATAGAGAGCATTAGAGCGCCTCTACGACCATTTTGAGCCACTTCCCTAGTTGAGTTACTAAAACGCTCCATAAACGACACTGCGCCCGTTGAAGTCTTAGCTGCATTTGATGTTGGAGTCTTATCAGGTCTTAATGAACTAATATCGATTCCTACCCCACCACGTCTCTTCATTAATTGAACTAATTCTTGGTCCTTAAGTAAAATACCACCATAACTATCTTCAGGTTGGCCAATTACAAAACAATTTGATAATGAACCAATCTGCTCGTTATTACCACACTGAGACATGATTGAACCTTGAGGTACGATATATTTAAAATCTTTAAAAAATTCATATACACTCTTAGTGGTTAAATCATTTCTACTTTTACCATAATTACTTAAATTTAAGTAATCACCCTTTATTGATTGGGCTAGTTCATCAACTTGATAATTAGCATCCACTCTACTAAATTCCTTTGCAATTCTTAAGTGCATATCGTCAGGTGTTATCTCACCACTTAACTTATACTTATCTTTCCATACATTAACGGCCAAATCATCACCATTAAAATAATCTCTTCTTTTTTCTTCTATCTCCTTTATACTCATTATTATTAATTTATTATCCATTAATTTTCTGTTGGTGCTTCATTATTATCATCTAACCTTTTTTTATTCTTCTCAGCATTCAAACCAGCCATAAGTCCTCTAACTCTATCTAATTCTTTAACTGATTTAGAATTTTCACTTTCTGATATTGTTTTACCACTACCCTCATCAACACTTATTTGAATTCTAGCATTATCGAATAAAATATCATCATAGATAACCCCATCCATTCCAAATCTTGACTTAAGAATTGCCATGTTCGCTCTACCAGCTTCTTTTTGTTCGTTGGTTTTTGCTATCGATAGTAAAAAGTGTGCAATTTGACCTTTCTTAATGGACCCACCTAACATCGATGAATCTACTGTTTCAGCGGATATAGAACTTCTATTACCTTGAATTGCTGTCCATCCAGCCATATTAAATTCTGATAACATCGTCTCGAACTGTCTCATTATCACTCCTTCAGCACCCCATTCACTTAAGTCTGAATTACCTCTAGTAGCCGCAACACAATCAATATAATCCACCAATATTACATCAGGTCTTCTACCTTGCGCTACTAACTTTCTAACAAATTGTCTTATCATTGGCATTGTAGTACCATCACTAGGGAATTTCTTAAGTATAAGGTATCCCGGATTATCTTCCATAGTAGTTACCAACTCATCAATTGTTGGTCTATGTTCGGGTTTACCTAAATCATTAATTTCTATTCCAGTCCAACAAGCAAAATGCTTTCTTTGGATTATTTTAGGTGTATCTTCAAAAAATATTTGAAGAACATTTAATTTATGATTATATGCTGAATTGGCTATTTTAGTAATAAAGGTTGTTTTACCAACACCAAATGGTGCTAATACCACAGCCAATTCACCTCTAGATAAACCACCATTCATTTTTAAGTCTAGCCCCTCAATACCTGTTGGTATTGGTTTTCTAAAGTCTTCAGATAATACTGTATCTAGGTCGTAGAATATGTCTATTCCATCATCTTTATCACGACCAACCTCTAGGGCTTTCTTTAGTATTTCTTCACACTTCTCATAATCATCTAAATCACCCTTTTCAATGATATCATTCATTTGTGCAATTGATTTCTTCAGTTCTTGTTGTTGGCAAAATTGCATTGCCAATTTTTGAACTTCATCGGAATCATTTAGAGTTATAGTTTTTATTTCATCTAATTGTACATTTATAAATTGTTTGGTAATTTTTGTACCCTTTCGATTAGCTAATCGAAATGATAAGCTATCAATATCTGGAACAGTTTCTGTTTTCTCATAAGCCTCTTTAATTTCAGCCGCAATAATCCTAAGATATTGGTCTGAGAAATAATTAGGGTCAATAATATCCATAATATTATTAGCGAATTTAAAATCACTTATAAATTGCGCTAATAATCTTTTTTGATATGGCATTCCTAGAAACCCAAAGCCTAGTTCCTCCTTATTGTCATTCATATGTTAAGTTTTAAAAATTTGTATTCTATTATCTTTTAGAATACTTGTTATGTCTAACTAATTTTACACCAGCATACTCTGAAGTATACTCATCTAAACTCATATGGTAACCAATAGTTTTAATTAATTGTGGGATTATCTCCTTTATATTAATATTTCTTCTTACTCCTGTTTGGAATAAGCTACCATCAAAAAATCCTGAAGCTATAACTTCTTTATAAACTAAAACTTCAAATTTAAGGATATCTTGTTTATCGAAGATATTCTTTGTGAACGTTTTATTTTTGGATTGAAAGTAGTTAGGGTTATAACTTTCCCATGTACTAGTTTGACATTTTTCTTTGAAGAATTCTGGAAGAATTCCTAATTTTAAAACTTCTGACATACCCATAATTTAGGTCATCATTTCTCTCATTTCTAAAGACTCTCTACAATCAGAATTATAATTCTTAATGTTGAAATATCTTTGACAAATAATATTGTCGTTAATCTTTAGTAAAAATTCGAATGGTTTTACTGTATCATATTGTTTCATCTTTTATCTTATTTTAATATTAAACTTTGTTTTTTTTCTCTTTCTATTAATTCTTTGAATGGTAATAAGTATTCGGTACTAAAATTATATATTTGTTCGTCTATCCCATCTCTTTTCATGAGTTTATAGACGTTTTTAATACCTCGGTTATCTATATCACCAATTGGTAACTTTAACTCTCTTAGGAGCTTCCTATTAGGCTTATCCACTAAAGGTTTACTTAGGTCAATTAGTAATTTATTTATTTCAAAAATATCCTTACCTTGAATACCATCTGTATTTCGCTCTATTAAATTTGTAGCGAATTTAATGGTTTCTTTTTCGTATCAATTCTATAATATTGTTGTTTCTTAGCTGATTCTATAATTTCTTCCAATGTAACCTTTCTTTCGGTTAATTCTGGGAATAAATTTAATAGTGTAGCCTCCTTAACTCCTTTAATTCCTTTAATGTCATCGCTGTTATCTCCCCCAATAATTTTAATTAATTTTGAGTTTTCATAGTAATGTTTAAAGTATTTGTGGTAGTTTAGTGGTGATATGTATTCTTTTATATCACACAAGTACAACCTAGTATCTTCATTGATTAATTGACATAAATCCCTATCGCTCGTGCAAATAGTTATTTTTTCATTTGATTTCTTGGTTACGCAGTAGTAGGCTATGAAATCGTCAGCTTCTACTCCTGATTTTGTATCATCCATTAATTGTCGGATGAACAATTCTTCTAAATATTGCTTTATTAGAATTTTTTCTCTTACTTCTTCTTCATCAACTGGGTGAGTTCCGTGGATAAAATCTTTGTCACGACTAATCTTGTAGTCGTTATAGATATTGTATCTCATTTTTCCACTAAAATTACCATCCCAAAAAACAAATACCTTGTGATATAAATTCTCTTTCAATAATTTTCTAACAACAGTTATGAATTGATATACTCCACCTATATGCTCTCCGGCTCTATTGTATTGGTTCTTAGCCCCGAAAAAGCCCCTTTTGAAAAGGGCATTTCCATCGACTAATAATGTATTGGTAGTAGTTTCATTACTACCGTACTTCTTTGGCTTTTTTGCCATATCCTTTTTAAATTAAAGGGTTAATATTCTATTCTATTACTCTAGTTTCGCATCGAGATTAGTATCTACTTCATATCCAATTTCCGTATCATACTCAACGTTTAGTTTATCATGTATAAACTCTCTCTTTTCTTTCTTATAAGCATCTAATTCATCAGGATTCCAAAATCCATGTGGTGTTGATGCTATTTTACCTTTCTTCTCAATTCCATTAACATGATTTTTCTCGCAATTGATTTTGCATTCAATACCATATTGGAATTCATTTCCTAATGCTGTTGCTTTAAGTTTTGTAGTTCCATGTGATATAATACCACCCATATGAACTATCAATCTTGAATTGAAGAACATAAATTCTCCACAACTGTGCTTTATTTTTGTATTCATATTATCAAGCCATACTTTTTGAACACAAATCAATGTGTTGGTGAATGGTTTATCCTCACGCCTTGACGTTGGGATTCTATGATTAACAATTGCTTGAAATACTTTCATTGAGCCAGCATTCCACATATTATTGGTTGTTTTAGATATCGCTGATTTGAAACCATTTAAAGTTCCGATTGAATCCCAAAGGAAACATAAATTCTCATTTAATAATCCTTCTGCTTGCGCATCTAATAATTCAGTCATAGCTAATGCTACATCTTCTATAACTGGTTCGTATCGTAATGGTTTTGTCCCCCATTTACTATGTTGATGGTCGTAATTTTCATACTTGGTTAATAAATCATCATTTCCCATGAAAATGAATCTACCTTTGTAGTCTGATTTATTTTTTATTTCACCTGTTTCTTCATCAACGTATTCTGTTATGATTTCCTCAAATTGGACTCCACAATTTTTTGCATGTTCCCATTGCCAGTTACCCTCTGATTCGAAAATTACTGGTATATCACCAATTCTTTGTGCTCCAGCGATAGCTTCATAAAATGCTGTTGATTTTCCTGTGTTTGAGTACCCTCTTACTGAGTTTACATAACCTCTTGCGAATCCGGGTAATTTGATAGCATCGTGCCATGCTTTTGATAATGGTATCCATGATAATGGTTTGTCTCCTATTGTTTTGGTAATACCTTGTGATTTCTTAAAATCATCGAAATTGTAGTCTACTTTAGCTACGCTTTTTTTAGTTGGTTTTTTAGCCATTCTTTTTTAAAAGTTAAAAACTGTTTTTGTTATTCTAAAAAAGGAAAGGGCATAAGTTTCGTATACCCTTTAACCTTAGTCTGTTTTACCGTTGTCTACCTTAAAATGGTAAGTCATCAGCAGTTTGAGGTTGTGGCTCAACTACGTCATTTGGTACAACATTAGTGTTTTCAGCCACTTCTGGCACTTTAGTTGCATTCGCTTGATTAACTTGATTGCTAATCTCGATTTGTGCATCCAAATCATCAGATACGTTAGCGTTATCGCTAGTAGCATCTAATGTCGCTTTGTCAACATACTTATTCTTAGCCTTACTCCAAGCTGGTGTACCACCTTTTACGATGATTTCCAAATAGTTGTAATCTTTTGTTGAATAAACATCAGACCATGTTTTAGGCTCATCAATCCAAGCTTGTGCTTGTTCTGCGTTTTCACTAAGAACTGATTTGTCAGTAGTATTTACGCTACTTACACTAGGGTAAGTTCCACCTCTTGGGTTTTTAACCCTTTGAATGGTTAAGAATAAATCTCTTCCTGTTTCAGCATCACCGATATTCTCTTGCAATAACCTAATGTTAGCCATAATCTTGTCATGGATACCATCTTTTTTATAGGTTTGCGCTGGGAATCTCCAGAACTTAGGTCCATCAGCTTCATTTTCTCTGTCGATTATCTTCACTACATACATTAATTTCGGACTATAGTTTTTAGCGAATTCCTTATCACTGTCCAATCCAGTTGCTAAAAGTTGCTCTCTAGCTTCGCAAAATGGGCAAGACTCATCATTTAAGTGTACTAGACACGTAAATTTACGGTTTTTTCCATCTACTGTTGCTTTATGAACATATACTTGAATGAAAGGTGTTCCTTTCTCTACTGGTAATATTCTAACTCTTTTAACTGCATTATCAATACCATCTGGTAGATAAGTTGTGAAGTAATTTTTTAGGTCAAATGTTGATTGACTTCCTTTTGATTTTCCAGCCTCGTCATACTGGTCTAACATTGCTTTAAGCATGTCATTGTTTTCGTTACTCATAATATATAATTGTTTACTCTTGGTCCACTTCCGTTTTTTATGAAGTGAAGTCCTTTTTAATACTAACATCAGTAATAATTTGTCGATGTTAATAGTTATTATTGCAATGGAAATTTTCATTTTTATTTCCTCTACAATATGCTACAAAGATACTACTTTTAATCTCTTTTAACAAGTAAATATCTGTATTTTTTGGCGAAAAAAGTGCGACCATAGTTTGGTCGCACTCTAATCTTTTGATTTCGTTTGTTTTACGCTAATATTTCATTTTATCTCTCTCCTTGTTGCTACCAAATGAATCTTTTACTTCAATTGCATTGTAATCTTGGTTCACTTCATCTTGAGTTAAAACGTACTCTTCATTAGCGTCATCACTGACCTTACCTCCATTTCCCATGGCATCATAATGTCCTTCCTTTTCATCCCAGTAATCAGTTAATTTAAGGTTATACGGGTATGAATCCATTGAACGCATTTCCAATTGTTCTTTAGGTGTTGGATTTCTAACTTCTATCTCATGCTCAATATCATCTATCTTAGCATTAATAGCATCCATTTTATCTAAACTTTGTGTTAAATTATCGAATTTTGCCATCAAATTAGTTATTTGATTATTAGCTTGGTCAGCCGATGCTTTAGCAGCTTCAGTTCCTTGAACTAATTGTGTAATATCTAATTCTACCTCATCTTCCATTGGTTCTGGTTCAGGTAATGGCTCTTCCATTGCTGGTTCGTCATCCATTGATTCTGGCGGTGGTAATTCTCCACCAAATTCAGTATCCGGGTCAACTTCTCCTTCAGGAAATTCTTCTTCACCTTCCATGTCTTCGCCACCTTCTGGTGCTCCACCCATATCTTCACCACCCATGTCTTCGCCACCTTCTGGTGCTCCTTCATCCTCTGGTGCATCATCAAAAAGTAATTCTTGGTCTTCTTCCTCATCTTCACCGATATAGAAGTCATATTCCATTAATAATCTAAATCTCTTTAAATCTTCGTTAAGTAAATCTTGTTT